CTGGACGGTCTCGACTGATACGTTCAATCCATTCTCTTGATAACACAAGAGCTTTAGATGAACGTATAGCTTTAGGTTTCTCCTCAAAGACTCAAGAAAGACGAGTCATTTCACTAAACGAAAGTTTTAACTTCGTTACAAAGTCCTCAGGTTCTTCAATATGAGCAGCAGACTGCATAAGTCTCTGACTCAAATTGTCAAGAAGAAATTGAGAACTAGGGAAATGGGCCAAGAACTCGTTATCAATAGAATAATATCTACGATAGCGACGATACATGGCTTCATCGTCTTGAAGAGCTTTAAGTCAACCCTTGGTTAGCTTTGAGTCAATCAATTCAGAAAGAACTGAATTAATTCACTCACGGCTTCTTGTATCAAGCGAATCTGCAGCCGATCCCATTAGGGATGGTGACAGATCCTGCACAAGATTAAGACCAAACCAGCTAACTAAGTCTCAATAACTAGACTTCAACTTACGGTTTCATTTTGAACCTTTAAGAGGAGTGTGGTTAAAGAGCTTAGCTAACTGTTCTTGGAACACTGCAATGTCAAAGCCGTCAAAGATATTGTAATTTAATACCATATCCTTGAAGGTGCTTGGAGAACGAATAAACTCAAGTAAGGACTTAGGTCCAATAGGACTATAGTCTATACCATTGATTATAAGTTTCTTTGCAAATTCACAAACTCCACTTGATGAAACTAAAGACTTTGACAAATTTATGTCAACACCTAATAGTTTCATTACCATCAAGTAGGAGTCTGCAACAGCTTTATTAGCGATAACAATATCATCACCTAGCACAGCGTAGTCTTCAAATCAGTCTTTATGACCGACACGAAGAGCTGCCACTTGTACCAAACAATGATGAGTTAAGGCTAACATTGCCCAGCTAGAAAGGGCCCCCATAGGTTGTCCAACAGCATAACGGTAGATTCCGTTATAGGGTCGGAAATCAGAATTATCACTATTAAGGTGATAATCACGATTAACAAGTAACTCCGCTCAAGTTGAGCAGTTTCTTGGTTTCCGTAAAGGAAAGCAAGAACTTGAACTTGAACATCTATGGGTAGTCTATCGGTTGCAGCGCTCAAATCAAAAGAAAATAAATCTTTATGGCCCTTGTCAAATAAAACCTTAATAGGTTTCATCTGATTAAAAGTACCATCACTAGGAATATTTGATAAAATATCAAATAAAGCTTTGTGGAGAGGATTTAATAAACTTTGGGTTCAAGCGTCTACAATCGCAAAGACTCTAACCTTTCCAGCCGGTTCCAATTTTAGACTTAGTTTACCAAGTTTCAGCAGGCCCGGACTAGAAAGATCACATTGTCATGACTCCAATCAACTCTCTTTGAGTGGGTATGAAGTAATATGATCAATTTCATCTTTTAATTTATGTCATAGATCTATGCATCCCGTTGCTTTAGAAAAAGCTTCGAATAATGCCAGAGAGGTTGGGTGTACCGATAATGCTAAAGCATCTACCGGATACCCCAACATCTGAGATCTACAATTAGGACCTGCTGTGGTTAGAGTTAGTAGTGACTGACCCGACACGTACGAGCTTTTGCTCATATTAAAGTAGTTATTGGCCTTAATACCAATAAATTTCTTTAACCGTGGAAATATAAAATCAAGTTCTGGGATAGTGGTAACTAAACCAGAGCTAGGACTTGTTATAGTCTCTAATTTTATTTTGGGTGCAGCAGACATAACTCTAAATACCGACAAGATCGTCAGGACTACCTTAACCACTATTCTGGACTTCTTCTCTATTTCTAGACGAAGAACTCCAGGTATTATTAATGGTAATCCACGACGGGTAGCTACCCTAGGCTCGCTAAGAGATTCAGGTAACTCTCCACCAAGTGTCTTTTGACAAAGTCTAAGACACTCTTTCAAATACTGTACAGTGAAAGTAGTACCGTTGACACGGTATAATTTCATTATACGATTTGCCAGTTCAATATAACTGGGGTAAAGAGAGCTGTTATGTTCTCCCAACAGTCAGACTGCAAACTTAACAAATTTGTTAAACAAATTTAATGAGAATGCATTCATGATTAATTGTGAGAATGTCCCCTACCCCTGACCGGGGCTTGGGAGCCGCACTAAAGGATTTCTCCTTTAGCCACAAGCAACCATGCAGTACATGTGAGAGCAAACTGACCGTTTGATCACGATATACAGGCTATGTCCCTATAGTATAGGTTGCTATAATCTATACTATAGTTATGAGTAATTGGTATCTCTACCGAAAGCATCAGGACTTTGGCACTAGCAGTGACGACACAAGTCGTAAATTTGGA